TTATGATGCATGGCTTAAGCATGAGCAATCTCACTGGTTGCATACTGAAGTGCCAATGCTTGAAGATGTTAAGGATTGGAAAAAGAAGCTTACAAAAGAAGAAAAACAATTTCTCACACACATTTTTAGATTCTTCACCCAAGGAGATATTGACGTTGCTGGGGGTTATGTTAATAATTATCTACCTTACTTCCCACAACCAGAAATTAGGATGATGCTCTTGGGGTTCGCCGCAAGAGAAGCTTTACACATTGCTGCATATTCACACTTAATTGAAACCTTGGGTCTTCCAGACACAACCTACAATGAGTTTATGGCGTATGCTGAAATGAAAGAGAAACATGATTATGTGTTAAATATCTCTGGTCAGAATACTACTAAAGAAAATACAGCAACACATATTGCCGTGTTCTCTGCCTTTACTGAAGGTATGCAGTTGTTCTCATCATTCATTATGTTATTGAACTTTCCACGCCACGGTAAGATGAAAGGTATGGGTCAGATTGTTACTTGGTCTATTGTTGACGAAACTCAACACACCGAGAATATGATTAAATTGTTCCGTACATACATAGAAGAAAATCGTGAAATTTGGAACGATGAACTAAAAGGTAGATTATACACCATTGCTGAACGCATGGTAGAATTAGAAGATAAGTTTATTGATTTGGCATTCGCAATGGGTGCCATGGAAGATTTATCTGCTGAAGATGTTAAGAAGTATATTCGTTATATTGCTGACCGTAGATTAATTTCTTTAGGTCTCAAAGGTCAGTTTAAAGTGAAAAGAAATCCTCTACCATGGGTAGAAGAAATGATTAACGCACCAACACATACTAATTTCTTTGAGAATAGAGCAACTGATTACGCTAAAGGTTCTTTATCAGGAGATTGGGGTGATGTTTGGGCTCATTAAAGGTTACATATGACAGATAAAGCACTATCAGGCGACTGCCTTAATTGTGAATCACAATATACGGTTCAATTTACAGAAGAATTGGTTTCACAAGAACTACCCGAACATTGTCCATTCTGTGGCGAAATCATCGAAGAATTATCTGAGTCCTATATAGAGGATGACGATGATTTGGATGATAAGGCATGGGAATAAACTGGACATATAATAATACAGATTTTACGGAAGACTTGATTGGTAATAATTACGGGTTCGTGTATCAGATAACTAATCTGACGAATGGTAGAAAATATATTGGGAAGAAATTCTTTTACTCTTCCAAAACCAGACAAGTCAAAGGTAAGAAGAAACGGTATAAAGCATCAAGTGATTGGCAAACTTATTATGGAAGTAGTGCCGAACTAGCTAAAGATGTGTTATCATTAGGTCACGTTAAATTCAATCGTGAAATTTTACATCTTTGTCAGTCCAAAGGCGAATGTGGTTATCTCGAAGCAAAAGAGCAATTCATCCGTGGTGTTATGGAAACAGATGAATACTACAATACTTGGATTATGGTAAGAGTGAGAAAATCACACATCAAGGAATACAATGCTAGAATTTCTAAAAAAACTCAAGAATGATCCTGAGGGGCCATTTGATGCTATCTTTTTTTTACCAGGTGAAAAGGAAGATGAGGTTCATATTGAAGGTTCAATGTTTAAAAATCCCGGTGAAAAAATAGGTGGCAGTTCAATGGGTGATTCTTATCAAGTGGTATTATTCAAAGATGATATCGAAAATGATAACTTATATGATGTTGACCAATTTGAGGCAATCTTCTTGGATCCATATGAATACATCTCCAATTTAATACCACAAAATTGGTTTGGTATGGTTGTAAAGAAAACTACCACTTCCGAAGCCTTTCTCCAACGAATATTTGACAAATTACAAAAAGTGTGATACAATAGACCTCTATTGAAACTATTGAAAGTTTGTTATGATCCTAGTTGACCTAAACCAAGTATTACTTGCCGGACTTATGGCACAAATTGCCAACCATAAAGGCAAACTAGATGAAAGTCTGGTTCGCCATATGATTTTGAATATTATCCGAAACCATGTTAAGAATTTTAAAGCAGAATATGGTGAAGTGATTTTGTGTTGTGATAACCGTAAATACTGGCGTAAAGAGTTTTTTCCATTTTATAAAGCCAGCCGTAAAAAGAATCGTGAAAAATCCAATTTAGATTGGCATATGATTTTTGAAATGCTGGCCAAATTCAAAGTGGAACTTAAAGAAAATTTCCCATACAAAGTAATTGATGTTGATGGTGCTGAAGCCGATGATATTATTGGTACATTAGCACCAAGAGCTATTGCACACGAAAATGTTTTAATTCTTTCTAGTGACGGTGATTTTCTTCAATTACAAATGTACAATGGTAAACTTAACAAAAATACCATTAAACAATATAACCCATCCCAAAAGAAATATGTAAAATCCGAAAAGCCTCTCTTAGAACTCAAGGAGAAGATTATTCGTGGAGATAAAGGTGATGGTATACCTAACATCTTCTCGCCCTCCGATTGCTTTGTCCGTGAACTCCGTCAGAAACCCATCACACAGAAGGTTATTGAAAAATACTTGACCGAGGAACCGATTGATTGGAAAGATGAGATAGCGGTTACTGGTTATTCTCGCAATCAAACATTGATTGACCTGAGATTAATACCTGGTGATATCAAAACAAAAATTATAAATACCTATGAAGAAACAAAGCCTGCTAAAGGCAAATTGTTGAATTATTTTATCGAACATAAACTGAAAAACTTAATGGAAGTAATAGAGGAATTCTAATGAAAAACATTTATGAAGTATTTGATGAATTTGAATTGGCAACAACTAAAAAAGAAAGAATGGCAGTAATTGAAAAGAATCTTTCAAAAACTCTAGTTGATGTATTACAATTGACTTATCATCCTGATTTTGAATGGCTGATTCATGAAATGCCTGAAGGATATAAGATACCAACCGATACTTTACCGGGTTTAACTAGAACACAACTTTCGGTTGAAATGCGTAGATTATATTTGTTTAAAAAAGGTGAACCAACAGCCGAACAATTAACACCAAATAAAAGAACTCAATTGCTTTTATTATTATTGGAATCTTTAGATCCTAGAGAAGCAGAAGTTGTAATTGGTATTTTTCAAAAAGATCAAGGCGTAAAAGGTTTAAACTACAAATTCGTTAAAGAGGCATTTCCAAACTTATTACCATAATGCGTGTACCAGAAAAAATAATAATAACATCAGGCACATTCGACCCGTTAACAATTGAAGAATTAAATTATTTAAAAAAATGCAAGCGAAGAGGTGATTGGCTGGTTGTCGGAGTACACTCTGATTGGTGGATGCTGTGGGCAGAAGGTGGTTTGGTTCAAGATTACAATTCTCGCCGAGAAATTATTAAAACACTCAATTTTGTAGATGAAATTTTTTCATTTAATGACCAAGATGGTACTGTGTGCCAATTATTAAAACTTGTAAAATATTGTTATCCAAATTCAGATATAACCTATGTGTCTAGTGAGGATATGCATAATATGCCGGAAACTAAAATCCGAGGTATTAATTTTGAAACGATGAAATAGGAGAAGTAAGTGACTAAGTTTGTAGGTAAGTTTAGGAAAAATCAAGATTACAATGATGATTATATTCACGCAAAAAAGTATTTACATACCAAAAAGCGTAGAGGAGAACATCCTGAAATTAAAAAACAACTCCAGCAATTGGAAGAAGAAAACTTAGAAAATGTGGACATTTCACAAAGTGAAAAAGATTAATATTACCACTTAATTTTGATTTTTTTATGATAAGTAGGTATGTCCGCCTTTGATATAAAAGGTATTGGTATTAATGTTGTTTCCAAGCAACAAAGCGCTTGACCTCCTCTACAAAGTATAATATAATGGTTCTTCACATGGAGAATTTTATTATATGATATACGGTTATATTCCAAAATCCAAATCAAAGAAACTAACTAAAGCTCAACAAGAGCAAAAAGATGCATGGTTAGCTTCTATCAATAAAATATCTGAAAAACGGTATTCCAGAACTTCCATTTCAAAAACAAATACAGTAATAAAGGAATTTGCTTCTTTTCGCAGAGAAACCCCAAAAGTTGCATCCTTAGATACTGGATTTATCGCTTGTACAAAAAGATTCGGAAATTCTTACACAGGAGATAAAATTAAAGGCATTGGTACAATGCATAAATCGAATGCTGTGCCAATTTTTACAGATAATGAAGCAAAAGAGATTGCGAGTATGAGAAGATGACGATTAGTAATTTGAATTGGGAAGAATATGAACACTATCTCAAAGCTTTATCAGAATCGGAACTCAAAATTGAGTTGGAATGGTTAAAATCAGTCGGAATTGC